GGAACTCCTAGGGGATCGCTGCCGTTATGAACCCTTTAGGATCCCTTATATTATTCATAGGAAGTACACTCCCGATTTTGTAGGGGATACTAAAGCTGGTATTCAGTTGTTAGTTGAGTGTAAAGGATACTTTAGGGTGGGGGATACACAGAAGTATAAATCCATAAGGGACTCCTTAGACCATAGCCAGGAACTTGTTTTTGTCCTCCACAATCCTAACAAAAGAGTAAGGAAGGGGAGTCAAATGACAATGGCGGAATGGTGCGAAAAGGAACATCTACTATGGTTTACTTCAGAGACAATTTGTGATGCCTTTAACTAAGGAACAATTCCTTTACAGGCTTGCCGCCCTAACGGATCCCCCCTTCCTCTGTGAAATTATGAACATAGAAACAGAGGATATAATTGAAAGATTTAGTGATTTAATTGAGGATAATATAGAGGAATTAAGAGATATTTTTGATATTGACATCGACCTTGAGGAAGTATATAATAGTAAATATACGGAGGTGGAGGATTTTGAATGACAGAGGAGGATGACAATGAAGATGAGGATGAGATGGGAGTAATGATAACTCCACCTGTTGATGTTGTGGTAGCAAGGATGGAACAAGTAAGATTAATTTCCAAAGAGATTACCCCAGGTATTACGGAAGAGCGTTATGATCTTTTAAGGAAAGCTGCCTTTGTACTTCTGGACAGTTGTGATTTAACTAAACAACATCCTTTGGAAATACCCTCAAACCCTAACATGAGATTGAATTGAGAATGTATATGAAATACAAAACAAGGGAACAGAAAGTTAGTGAGTTCCATGAAGTAATGTCATTGGATATTGATAGCCCTCCCCGTGTATCTCTTTTACAATTAAGAGCTAGACTAATCTTAGAGGAAACACGGGAGACTCTAAAGGCTATGGAAGTTCTGGAGATGGAACTTGAGAGAGGCAAGAAAGGTACAGAGGAGCAGTGGGCGGACTTACTTAAGGAACTCGCTGATTTGCAATATGTTTTATCAGGTACTCTCATTAGTTTTAATACCATTTCTGGTGATTTTGATGCCGCTTTCAATCGGGTACACCTTTCTAATATGTCGAAGCTTGATTCTTCCGGTAATCCAGTTTACCGTGCGGACGGTAAAGTTACTAAAGGACCGAATTATCAAGCTCCTACTCTTGGAGATTTAATTTATGTTTGATCAATACGGACCACAGAACCCAGCATGTGACGCTCTACATGCCCAGAAGTATAGGTTAGCTAATGAAGCGTTCAGTGAAGCTTGCGCGAGACAGACGGGCGCAATGGCCGATAACGAGGAACACAGACTCCGCTACAAAGACATCTTACTTAACCAAAGGTTCATGTCAGCGGGGAGAGTTCAAGCAGCAATGGGGAGTCCTAGGGATGTTACAGCATACAATTGTTTTGTGTCTGGTTCGATTGAGGACTCAATGCAGAGCATTATGGCAAGGGCTACTGAATCCGCTGAGACTATGCGTAGAGGTGGTGGAATTGGTTTTGACTTTAGTGGGATCCGGCCTAGCGGTGATCGTATTGTATCTCTTGACTCTTCCGCTAGCGGCCCTGTCTCATTTATGGGAATCTTTGATGCGGTTTGTCAAACGATTATGTCGGCGGGGCATAGACGGGGAGCAATGATGGCTGTCCTGCGCGTGGATCACCCGGACATCGAAGAGTTTATAAGATCCAAACGCAATGAAAATTCCCTTACTAACTTTAATATTTCAGTTGGCATTACGGATGAATTCATGGAATGTGTGAGGGATGAAAAGGTATTCACTTTAACCTTCGATGGTCAGCCCTATCGTACAGTTAATGCCAGTGCGTTGTGGGATGAGATCATGAGGAACAATTGGGATTGGGCGGAACCTGGAGTTATATTCCTGGACCGGATTAATAACGAGAATAACTTACATTATTGTGAGACAATAGAGGCAACCAATCCCTGTGGGGAACAACCACTGCCTTCCTATGGTGCCTGTCTTCTTGGTTCCTTTAATCTAGTAAAGTATATACAAAATTTAAAACTAAGGTTTGACTTTGATCAATTCAAGGAGGATATTCCCCATGTTGTTCGCGCTATGGATAACGTTATTGACCGCACCAGCTATCCGCTGGGGGAACAGGAAGTTGAGGCGAAATCCAAACGTCGAATGGGCCTTGGCGTTACTGGCCTTGCTAATTGCCTTACTTTATGTGGGTACTCCTATGGGAGTCCTGAGTCCTTAAGGCTTACTCGTAAAATTCTTAGGACCCTTATGTGTGAAGCTTACTCCGCCAGTGCGGACCTATCAGTGGAAAAGGGATCCTTCCCTCTTTATAGTTCTGAGGAATACTTGAGTGGTGGTTTTATATCCAGGTTACCGGATGACTTAAAAAACAAGATTAAACAACAGGGTATTCGTAATTCCCATTTAACAAGCATTGCACCTACTGGTACAATATCTTTCACGGCGGATAATATATCCAGTGGTATAGAGCCTGTGTTCCAATATGAACTGGATCGAACAGTTCAGACAGAGAACGGACCACAGATTGTTCGACTGAGGGATTTTGTTTTTGATACTTTTGGGATCAAAGGGGAAACTACGGATGATCTTTCCGTTGATGACCACCTTAATATGCAGATTGCCGTTCAACCTTATATTGATTCGGCTGTCTCAAAGACCATTAATGTTGGTAGTCAAGTTTCCTTTGTGGAATTCAAGGAAGTCTATATGAAGGCATGGAAGGGTAAGCTCAAGGGAGTGACAACCTTCAGGCTTGATGGTAAGAGATATGGTATTTTAAATAAGGTGGAACCGGAAGCTATGGAGGCTGGCGCTTCCTGTTTTATAGATCCGGACACAGGACAGAAGGAGTGCGGATGATGTGGACAACATTTTTTATAGCGTGGACCGCTGTGAGTATAGCCACGTTTCTTATTCATACTATTAAAATTTTATAGAGGTGGATGGTATGAATTCAATCTTATCTAAGGTGAAGAGTTGGTTCAAGGGATATCGTATAGTCCCACAGGCAAAGCATACGCCACCTATTGATATGGAGTACACATTCGATGAGGAGGGGGAGGATGCAAGGACGCTTGAGTGGCAACGGGAGAGATGGAAAAACGATCCGGATCCTATTGTTGCCACGGTTGTGGAAAGGATGTCAAAGCGTTCCAGAGAGGGTATTGAGAAGTATGGATGTACGATGTCCAGGACAGACGTAACAACCCCTGAGTGGATAGATCATACCATAGAGGAGCTATTGGATGCCGCTGTGTATCTTGAGAGGCTTAAAGTGGACCTTAAAACTTAAGGTATATTATTTTCCTTATCTAAATCACCTCTATTTTTTAATCCGTAGGCTGGATAATGGAAAAGACCTTTATAGATATAAGGCATAAGAGCTAGATAATCTGTTGGACTAGGTGTTATATTTTTCATTCCCTCTACCGATTCCTTAACTGTTTTATTTATATCCTCCCTCGTTTTTCCCTTTGACCAAGCAGTTGTCCTTACTACTTCTTTAGTTTGCTTATGTAACGCCTTACCATCTTTACTTCTTATAGAACCATTTTTAATTTTAGTTATTGGTATTACTTGAGTATCTCCTAATTTTACTATAAACTGTTCCGATTTTTGGCCTCTTTTTGTAACTGGCCCTGCTTGATTTTCTGTCCTTCCCCTTATTGCACCTAAATCGGGCATATCCGTAGCAGTTATATACAGATTCTCTTTGTCAAATGTAATAGCATTATTTATTGCTCCAGCTTCCTTTAGTTTAGATAGGCTCACAAACCAAGAGGAAATAGCGGAATCTGTATCCTTGTGGTGAAATGGACTTGGCCCATCTACTCTAATACGATTTCCACTTTCATCAATTTCCTCTGCTTTAACTCCTTTTACTTTTATTCCACCATTTTCCAAAAGTGCATTTAAAGCCTCATAGATTTCCAGTTCCTTATGGGCATTCGTTGCAAAGTTATCTTTAGTTTTAGCGGTTGTCTTTATGGGTTTATGACCTAAGCCTCTACTTTTAGGTAGGTTATCAAGTGCTGTTGAACCCTCAAAAGTATTTAGAAGTTCCTTTGCCTTATTTATTAGATTTTCACGATCCGGTTCTTCAGTTTTATTTAATTCATTTATTGCCTTCACTCCATCCAGCAATCTCTTTTTTAATAAAACTTTCCGTATTAGTTCTTCCGGTATCGTTACTTTCTCAGATGATTTTAATGGAATTTCAATCCCTATATCATCCACAAGTTCTCCCCGTCTTACAACGAATGGACGTTTTATAATCCTTGGTCTTTTATCTTTACGTTGTTTATTTATGAATTTTGTTACTCGTATAGCAGCATCTCTATCAATAGCTCCCCCAACTGTCATTAGTTCCGTCATTATTTGAGTATC